GGGCTAAAGGCATCAACAAGAGCGAGCTTATTAGAGAATGGATAAACAGCTTATAGTATGACAACACCAGAGAAAAGTGTAGGGGAGGAGTTTTTAGACAAGCTTTCTGATTCTTATAATATATCAATCTTTAAGGAAGATAGGGAAAACCTAGACACCTTACTCACCCAAACCCTTCAAACAGAACGCCAGAGGCGGGGGGAGATGTACGCAGAGGGATACAAGCAAGGCAAGTTTGATGCCGAGGTAACCGCAGAATATGGAGAACCAGAAGTAATTACCCAACACAATAACCCTAAATAGTATGAAAGGCTGTAAATGTAAGAGGTGTGTTGAATACCACAAGAAGCTAGGGATAACGATTAAGAAATGAAACTATCTAATAGGTTTAATGAAGCAGATAAGATTAGGATATGGGTAGACCACCAATATTGTGTTATCTGTAAATCAAACCAAAACTGTAGTCTTCATCATATAGCAGGATGTAAAAATGTATGTGATAGCAGTATATACAACAGTAGTATGTTATGTAACAATCATCATAAGGAAGCAGATGGACACAACACTTCTTCTGAATTATCAAAAGCCTACCAAGACAAGTTAAGGCTTTACACCCACAACTTAATACAGAAAGAGGGCTACACTAATACTAAGCTAGATGAAGAATATATTAATAAGCACAGAACCAGTTAGTTTGAACTTGATGTATAGAGGTCGCAGATTTTTAACCAAGAGGGGTAAAGATACAAAGCAGAGTATGGAACTAGAGTTTATGTCCCAATATAAAGGTGATATACAAGAAGGGGAAGTTTGTTTAAATGTAATGTTCTATTTTAAGGACAATAGGAAGCGTGACATTGATAGTCACTTGAAAGCACTTTTGGATAGTATGAGTGGAATAGTGTATGAAGACGATAGCCAAGTGAATGAGTTACACGTATTTAAAGAGATAGACAAGGATAATCCAAGAACTATTGTACAAATACTATAGTATATGATATGATATTAGAAATTAAATAATAAATATGACACAAGAAACAAAAGTAAGGAAAAGGAAAGTATTTGTCCCTATACTAGTAGTAGATACAACAAAGGATAAATTCAACAAGAAGAAGGGAAATAAGACTGCAGACGAATATATAAACGCACTAATGAAAAAGTAGTATGTGGTTTTTCCAATTAATCTTTTGGTTGTTTATAGGGTACTACCTAGCAAAGCTATTTACCCAGTTTGTCTTGTGGGTACAAAGAAAGACAGACACAGTATCAGACGGAATCTACTTAGGTGGGTTTATATTGATAATAGTATATGCAGTTATAGGAGCACTAATATTTTAAAGAAACATTTTAATGAAATTACTTTTAACAGGTGGTTGTGGATTTGTTGGACACCATTTTGTAGAACACTTTTTAAAGAAGACAGATTGGGACATTGTTGTTCTAGATAGACTAAGCTACTCAGGAAGCCTAGACAGACTTAGAGACATAGACGCATTTGATAATAAAAGGGTCAGTATACTTACTGCAGACTTCACCCTACCTATTGAAGAGAACTTAGCAAAAGAAATAGGACAAGTAGACTACATAATACATATGGGAGCAGAAAGTCATGTAGACAACTCTATTCTAGACCCAATGAAGTTCTGTAAATCTAATGTAGATGGAACAGTAAACCTATTAGAGTTTGCAAGAACAATTAAAGACCTTAAATGCTTCTACTACTTTAGTACAGATGAAGTATTTGGGAGTAAAGACATAGGCTTTAGTGAAATAGGTGACCCACACTATCCAAGTAATCCATACAGTGCTAGTAAATCAGCAGGTGAAATGTTTGTTCATGCCTACATAAACACCTATAAACTACCATGTGTTATTACAAGGTCAATGAATATCTTTGGTGAAAGACAACACCCTGAAAAGTTTATACCGCTATGTGTTAATAAAATCCTTGCAGGTGAGACTATAAAAATCCATTCTAACGCAGAAAAAACCAAAGCAGGTAGTAGGTTCTATATTCACGCTAGAAACGTGGCAGATGGCTATTTACACCTCATACAGAAGCAAATACACAGTGGGGAGTATCACATAACAGGAGAAAAAGAAGTAGATAACCTAAGACTAGCCCAAATTATAGGAAAGATACTAAAGAAAGCACCTATAACAGAAATGGTAGACTTCCATTCTAGTAGGGCAGGACATGATTTAAGGTATGCACTTTCACCACAATCAATGATTGATATAAAGTGGAACGTACCCGCTACATTTGAAAAGTCCCTAGTAAAGACTATAGAGTGGACACTTAAAAACCCTGATTGGTATTAACATGAATGGGCAAATCAAAAGAACTGAAAAACCATGTGACGTATGCAAAGGAAGATACGCTATATGGAACTGTGATAGGAAGGAATTTGCCCTGTATACATGGAAAGAAAAGATGATTTGTTTGGCATGCGCAAAGAAGAAAAAAGTATTATAATAAATACAGAGGTTCATTGAAAATGAGGTGACCTATGTGGAAAGTAAAGTTGAGTAGATGGATAAACGCTAACATTTTTAATGGCAATCCAAAGCTAATGCTTTCTTCTAGGGCATACATGGAAGACAGAACCTACTGCATAGTTGCAATAGATTTAGCTTTTTGGGTTATACGTTTTGAGTATGAACACTGTAGAAACAGTTTTTATTTTGATATGAAAGGGGAAGGATGATGGATATAGAAGAACGTAGCCCAAGAGCAAAGTACTGCACATGGTGTGATGTAGGTTTTGGCTCAGGATATCAAGGGGGTATTATCTCACCTATTGGACACGCATGGTTTTGCTGTAACTTTCATTATCATGAGTGGTGGATGGATAATAAAAAGAAAAACCCTGTACCTGTAATCAAGGATGAAAAACTAGATTGCGATTGGTGAACCTATGGCTAGACCAGTTGGTATTTGCCCAAAATGTAGGATAGGAAATCTTAGGCTAACATTCCATCATTTATTTCCAAGACGTTTCTATGGAAGAAAAAATAATAGTCAAACTTTTCCCCTTTGTAGGGATTGTCATGATGATTTAGAGCTTATGATACCTCAACACGTACAACTTACTAAAGAGAAGTACGTAACTATCTTGTTAAACTTCTTACAAGATACTAAACCCCGCCACTAGGGGTTTTCTTTACCAGTATGCTATACTATAGATATGAGTGAAGAACAGTTAAATCAGTCAAATAACAGACCTTGGCTATATAAGAAAGGTCAAAGCGGTAATCCTGCAGGTAGACCAAAGGGTACTTTTTCTATGAAGAACTATGTGAAGAAGAAGATGGCTAAAATGACAGATGAAGAACGTGAAATCTTCCTAGAAGGAATAGACAAGAAGATTGTTTGGGAAATGGCAGAAGGAAAAGCTGAAACAAAGACAGATATAACTACAGACGGTGAAAAAATAACAGGCGTTGTTGTTCTACCAACTAAGGATATAGATTAATGGTTATTAAATGGAAGCCACAAGACAAACAAAAGTTAGCACTAATGAGTAATGCTAATGAGATTCTATTTGGTGGTGCTAGAGGTGGTGGAAAGACAGACGCAGGTTTAGCTTGGTTGATGTATGACTTAGCAAACCCAAAGTATAGAGCTTTGGTGATTAGACGTAATGCTACAGACCTTAGTGACTGGATAGACAGGGCAAAAGAAATGTATATAGACGCAGGTGGAAGGTTTGTTGGTGATACCTTTATCTTTCCTGAAGGTGCAAGAATAAGAACAGGACACTTAGCTGATAAAGACGCATACCAAAAGTACCAAGGGCACGAATATCAGAAGATGGTTATAGAAGAACTTACACATATCAGTAGGTCTAAAGACTATGAGAAGCTACTAGGTTCATGTAGGTCTACAGTAGAGGGGATTAAACCTCAAATATTCTGCACTACAAACCCTGACGGTGCAGGACATGAATGGGTAAAGGATAGATGGGCTATTCCTGATAATCCAACAGACATTGTTACTACTTTTGTTAAAGGTAGAAAGCTTACTTTTATTCCTAGTAGTGTTCATGATAACCAGATACTACTAGACGCTGACCCTGATTATTTGGTTTACCTTAAATCTATTGAAGACGAAGAACTTAAACGTGCTTGGTTAGAAGGTAGTTGGGAAGGTTTTGGGGTAGAAGGTGCATACTACAAGACACAGATACAAAAAGCAGAAGAAGATGGAAGGGTTGTAGATGGATTGTATGACCCAATGCTACCAGTTTACACATGGAATGACTTAGGTATTAGTGACGCATTCTCAATAGGGTACTTTCAATACTCACACAACAAGTGGGCTTTAATTGACTATGATGAATTTGAAGGTGAAGGATTAAAGGATGTTATTAATAGAATGTCAGAAAAGGGTTATACATACGCAGAAGATGGACACTATGCACCACATGACATTGAAGTAAGAGAACTAGGGACAGGAGTTAGTAGAAAAGAAACTGCTAGTGGTTTAGGAGTAGACTACAACGTAGCACCAAGACTAAGTATTAGTGATGGTATAGACGCTGTTAGAATGAGGTTTGCTACTCTTTGGATAGACAAGACCAAGTGTGCAGAGTTCCTTAAAAGGATTAAGAGATACCATAAAGAGTTTGATGAAAAACGTGGAGTGTTTAAAGACAAACCTGCTCATGATGAAAACTCACACGGTGCTGACATGTTGAGATATTGGGCAGTGTCTAAAGTCTATGAACCAAACCTAGAGCAAGCAAGACGTATTCAGAAGAACAGGCAGAGAAAAAGAAGCATGGCATAGAATACAAACACTGGAACAAGTGCTATAATTTCAGGTAACGGTGGTGCAACATTAATTATGGACACAATACAATCTATTACAAGAAAAGAAGTTCAAGACTTCATACACAATTCTATTACTGTAGCCCAAGGCTATCAGTTTAATCAGTATGAAAACGTAAAGAAGACGCACCTTTATCTAAACTCAAAGTTCTATGATACAGGAAATGTGAGTACAGATAGCCCTTTAATTGAAGGGGATGAAGCAGAAGACGATGATCGTATCTTTTTCAATATCACTACACCTAGAGTGAAGGCAGTTAAACGCTTCTTTGATATTGATGTAGCAGATGTTGTTCTAGATGAGATAGACCCACAGTCAGAGCAAGCCTTACAGTTATTAAATAAAGACTTTGACCGTTTTGCAGAAAAGCACAATTTAAATAAAGACTTCAATGAGTTTGCTACACCATATGTTGAATATGGTTCACTTGTTATTGAAGTAATGGAAAACAAGAAGCCTGAAATTATACCGCTTCAAAACTATTTCCTAGACCCTAGAGTAAAGAGAAGTAAGGATAGTAGGTTCAACACTATTAGATACACATTGTCCCCAAAGTCTCTAAGGGATATGGTTAAAAAAGGTGGATGGGATAGTGACGCAGTAGAAGAGATAATCAAGAACGCAGAAAACGGAACAACAGGCGGTGAAAGTTATGTAGATGGTGGGAATCCTACCGTAAAGTCTACGACTGATATTGATGTATACAAAAGATACGGTTGGATAGCTAAAGGTCTTCTAGATGATAGTGATGATACTACAGAAGTATTTGCACTAACTGTAGTTGCTTGTGATACAGACGCAACCAAGCTAGGTAACAAAGATACTGAAAAAGACCAAATCCTATTTAAAGGTGAATGGAAAAAAGACTTGCCTATTGAAGACACACACTTGGTACAGACACATGGACGTTGGCAAGGTATTGGTATTCCTGAATTGCTATACACAGTACAGCAAAGAATGAATGAGGTTTGTAACCAGAAAAGGATTAGCATGGAAATCAGTGCACTACACTTATTCCAAACTGCAGACAGTACAGTATTAAATAACATCCTTACTGACCTAGAGAATGGTGATGTAATCCAAACAAAGGTTCAGGGTTCAGTAGCACCAATTGTTAATGAAGAAAGAAACCTACCTGCATTTGAAAGTGAGATAGCTACATACAGTACACAGGGTGACAAGCTCACGTTTGCTAATGACTTGCTTAGTGGTGGTGATATTGCTTCAAGCACACCTGCAACAAACGCAGTTATTCAGAACAACAACCAAGTATTAGTGCACCTACAAGACCGTGAAAACTTTACAAACTTTGTAGCTGACCAATACATTAAGAGACATGTTGTACCAAACCTAATCAAAGAAATGAGTGATGAACACTACCTAAGAGTAGTTTCAGACCCTGAAGACCTATTGCAGTTAGACGAAAAGATGGTTGCTTTGAACTTTTGGAGAGTAGTTAAGGAACGTGCAATCAAGTATGGAAAGGTGATAGATATTCTACAGAAAGAAGACTTGATGAGTGAGATTAGAATGAAGCTAAAGAACGGAGGTACAAACAGATATGTTAAAGTTGTTCAAGACTACTACAAGAACAAGATAGGTGATATACAAGTTATCATAGGGAATGAGAAGAAGGATATGGCTAAGAGTGCAAGTAATACAATGCAGTTTTCTCAGGTACTTAGTCAGTTTGACTTGAATGACCCTGTACAAAGAATGTTTGTTACAAGTTACGGAAGGGAAATAGGATTAGACACAGCAAGACTTGAACTAGCGTTTGCTAAGAGAGAAGCAATGCAACAACAGCAACAAGAACAACCGCCACAAGGCGGTGGTAAACCAGTAGCACCAAGAGAGCAACCTAAAGAAGACCCTGCACTAGCAGAAGTACTATAATTAAAATAATATGTCAGTACAAGATAAACTAATAGACCAAGACGATAACCAAATACGAGTTGAGATAGCTGAAGACTCAGTAATAGCACAAGCACAAAACTCTATCTATAGAAACTTTGGTGATAGAGTTTCTGTTACTCAAAAAGGTAAATCACTTTATAAGTTTGGTCGTAATCCTAATATTGGAACTTCAGCTGAAACTGTATGGCAAGTAGGTGGTGATGAAACTTACTGTACCACAAACGCTATTGACAAGTTTTCTAGTTCTAATGCAGGTGATACACAAGAAATTGTAATTGAGGGACATACCATAAGTGGTGGTGTGCTTACTTTTGCAACTCAAACAGTTACACTAGTAGGACAGACTGAAACAGCACTTACTACACCACTAGCTAGGGTTACACGCTTATACAACAACGGAACAGTGGATTTTGCAGGGGACATTTATGTTTATGAAAACGATACTGTAACCTCAGGTGTACCACAAACAACTTCTAAAATTCACTTGAAAGTGCCTGTAAACGGTAATCAATCAGAAAAAGCTGCTACCAGCATATCTAATGAAGACTATTACATAATCACTCAATTCATAGGATATTGTTTTACAAAAGCTTCTAGAACAGTAGAGTTTTTAGGAGAAATGCGAGAGGTAGACACTACAAATAAAGTATTCAGAAGGCAGTTTTCTACAGCAGGTAGTGAAGGCCAACCAACGGTAGTAAACTTTAACCCACCATTTATTGTGCCTAAAAACTATGACCTAAGAGTACGTGCGGTAGCAAGTGCTTCAAGTACAGATATTGGTGCTTCATTTAATGGCTACATAGCAAAGATAATCAATTAGTATGTCAGTCCACCTTACAAAAGAAATGATAGAAGCATTCATCATGCACCCTGATTGGCGTATCATGGAGCAATACATTGAAGAACACTTTGCTAATTCAACTTCTATTGAAAGTATAAACACTGATAACCCTAGCACTACTGTTCATGCAGAAGTGTTAGCTTGTAAGAAGATAGACGCAGACATAAAAGGATTGAAGAAAGCATTTGAAGTAGCGAGAAGAAATCTTAACTCTAAGAAAGTTACATATGAATAAAGAAGAACTAAGGAAAGAATACAAGAATATGGGATGGAGAGTGCCTAATGTAAACAAGTGGGTGCTTGACCGTGAAGAAGACATAGATGGAAAGACGCATAAGTTCTACAACCTAAATGTACAAAGCCCTAAAAAGGGGGTAGGTATTGTTCAAGTATCAGTAGTCAATGAAGACCAAATGAATGAAGAGGGTAGGAACATAGAGAATGCAAAACCTTTTCAATGGGAAAGAGAAATCATACCTTTTGAAGAAGCACTACGTGACTACCTAGATGAAATAGAAGAACAGACAGTAGATATATATGCTATTTCTGTTCTAGACATAAAAGAGCTAGATGAAGTAGCTTCTGTGATGGTGTATACTAATAGTACTAATACTGTTACGGAGGTAAAGAATATTGTGAAGAGAAGAGATAACATTTTTGAGATTAAACCAATAAAATAAATAATATGGCAGAAAAAAAAGTAGCACCAAAGAAGGTAGCAAAGAAGGTAGCAAAGAAAATGACAGTGGCAGAAATGAAAGCTTTTCAGCAAAAGGGATTCAACAAGCCAAGAGGGTTCTCAGGAGCACAATAAAGCAAAAGCCGTTTAGTGAAGTTCGGCAGAACAATCACACTTAAAACAGCAGGTCAGTGCTTAAACAAATCTGATTTAACTTTTAGTGATTATGTTTCAAGAAATCATAGACCAAGAAGATGTTGACGTAGATGTAGATACTGACGTAGATACTGACACTGATACAGATGGGGAAGAAGACCAATATGAGAATCTTACCCAAGAAGAAGCAGTTGAACGCTTGAAGAAAGCTGAAAAAGCAATCGTAAAGCATAAAAAAGCACCTGCAAAGGAAGCTACTGCAGATTCTAAAGCAGAAACAATTAATAAACCTATTGATTCAACACGATTGGATAGGATTGAATTGGTACAGGACGGTTACCCTAAAGAAATAGTAGATAATATTATGGAACTAGGTGGCACAAAAGCCTTAAAGAACCCAATTATCAAGAAATCTGTAGATGATATGGTTACTCAGTACAATGCAGAAAAAGCTAGTAATGTACAAGGTAATGCAAACTCTTCTATTAACACTAAGTATTCAAAAGAAGACTTAAAAAACATGAGTGTTGAAGAACTAGACAAAATCCTACCTAAAGCTAATTAAACATTTGAGTTAGGTGGGTACATAACATATTTATTATGGCTTCAAACAACCTAACAACAGGCTTGACTGACCACATGTCAATCTACTACGATAAAGTTTTTCTTGAACGAGCAAAGCTTACTCTAGTTTATGACGTTGGTGCACAAGTAAAAAGTATTTCTAGAAACTCAGGAACTACAGTTAAGTGGAACAGAATGACACCACTTGCTTTAGCAACTACACCACTTACTGAAGGTACAACACCAACAGCAGTGGCAATGTCTACAACCGCAGTATCAGCAACAGCAGTACAATACGGTAACTGGACACAAACTTCAGACCTATACGAATTGACTTCAATTGACGCAGGACTGAAAGAGCAAGTAGACGTAATGGGACAAAACGCAGGTGAAACTATTGACACACTAATCCGTGATGAACTTGACGGTGGTGGTACAGTACAAATTGTTAATGGTCTAGACCTAACTGCAGTTACAGCAACAGACATTATTGATGGAGTTGAAATCCGTAAAGCAGTACGAACATTGAAAGTAAACAAAGCACGTTACTTTGCTGATAGTCAATTTTACTCAATCATCCCAGTATCTGTTTCTGCAGACCTACGAGGTGATTCAGAATGGCTAGACGCTTACCGATACGTAACACCTGAAAACATTAAGAATGGTGAGATTGGAAAGTTACACGGTGTACGTTTCTTTGAAACTAACAACGAAATGGTAGTAGCAGACGCAGGTTCAGGTAATGTTGACACATACTCAACATTTATCTTTGGAATGAATGCTTATGGAACTGTTGACCTTGCAGGTCAGTCAGGTGCTAGAGTAATCGTGAAGAACCCTAATTCTGGTGATACTTCAAACCCACTAGACCTTTACTCAACAGTTGGATGGAAAGCTAACTTTGTATCTAAGGTACTAAACAGTGCTTGGTTAATTGAACTAAAGACTGCTTCAACATTCGGAGCTAATTAAACAGCACCTAATAGCGAATTACATAAGCCACCTTAACAGGTGGTTTTTGTATGCTATACTATAGGTATATAAGTTTAAACGGTGGAAGTTTATGAAAACAACAGACTTTGAGAAGCAGATACAAAAAGATATAGACAAAGATTTATCTATTAGAATAAACCCAAACGCTACAGACATAGCAGGAGTTTACTATAAGGATTTATACATAGGGGTAGCAGTACCACCTGAAACAATCAAAGAAGAAATAGACAGAGGGTATACAGATAGAGTAGGAGTCCCATATAAGAGCATAGGTATGGCTTTAGACTTTATCAACGGTAAACTACCTAAGTATAAGAAGACTATAGAAGAAGACCCTAGCTTGTTTGTAGAAGATAAAAAGTAATTATGGTTCAACTATATAAAATGTTTATAGGTGAAGATGTGCTAGAGAAACAGTTTCAAGAGAAGTATGGAAAGAAGTACAAGTTGAAGATTGAAATGGAGTACCAATACCAATATAAGTCTACTAAGATAGACATAGGTTTTACTGCAGACAAGAAAGCTTTTTGGGCTTTTAGATACAGAAAGCAGGTATACATGAACATCCTAGAAGAAATAGAGTTGAAGGATAAATATACAGTGATAGACATTTATACAACTCTAGCTGAAAACGCAGTAGCAAGTATTAACCACATAACAGGAATGGCTAAAGCAAAGAGAGCAGTTATTAAGCGTAAAAAGAAATGAAAATCCTTTACATAACTACTGACTGGAATACACCATACAGAATAGCTACAGGTGAATGTGGTGGTATTGGATATTATAGAGCATACGCACCTGCAAAGGCTTTAAGAGCTAAGGGTATTGATATAGATGTGAAGGGGTATGATTTGTCACATGATATTAAGAAGGATGATGTGTTTGGTTCATACAGAAAGGTATTTAAACCGTATGACCTAGTTGTGATTAAACAAGCTGATACTGCAAATGCAGGAAAGCTTATTGGTGCTTGTAAGTCACTGAAGATACCTATTGCAATGGACTTAGATGATTTAATAATAGAACTAGACCCTGATAACCCTGCAGTTGAAAAGGGATATGAACAAGGTGGAACAAAACAAGCTATGGCTATCGGTGCACTATCAATGGTGGACGCACTATTTACTTCTACACAACCACTAGCAGACGAATATAAAAAGTTCCTAAAGGAAAGATACAAGATGGATATGCCTGTATATGTTTTACCTAACTGTATGGATGAAACGCTTTGGAGTAAGATAAACAGAACAGAAGCAGATAAGAATGTAGTGCTAGGTTGGCAAGGTTCTATAACTCATGACGCTGATATTAAACTTATACTTCCAGTGGTGATTAAGTTAATGAAGAAGTACCCTAACTTGGTTCTAAGTCTAACAGGGGGTATTAGACAAGAAACATATGACAAACTCTTTGCTAATGAATTAGAACAAGACCTGTTAGACAGGATTGTAATTAACCAAGGGACGGAGAGTTATAAAAACTTTCCTG